GATTAGATGATGCTATTGATGAGCAAAAAAAGAAAGAAAAGAAAGAAGATGAAGGAGTTTAATTATGACCTCCCTTATAAGACTCTTGACTTTACAGACACGGAAACTCGCCAACTTTATCGTATTGGAAGGGGAGAGCAAGGAGTTTTACTGGTTCGCCCTTATACTAACGATATCTGTGCTCATTGGAGATTTAAGACACCAGAGATTGCAGTAGAATCTGCCAACCATATCTTTGGAATGTATCTAGACTACAAAGATGAAGAGGACTTCATTGGTATGGATATGTGTCGTAAGTTTTTGGAGATGGGTTTCACAAGAGCAAGACGTTATGCAAACCATAACTCTGGTAAAAAGTATGACGACGATGGAAACATACGTCCACAAGAAGAAGACCATGCTACTAGTAAGTATGCAGAGTCAGCAAAGATATTTAAAAAAGTTAGAGATATTGTAGCAAACAATGCTACATATAAAGAAATGAGAAAACAATGGAGGTCACATGAGTGACATACATTTTAAAAGACACCGAGTGTTTAGAGAGACAGACGGTGTTATTTTTTATGACATATCAGTAGAAGAATCTAATGCTTCTGACTTAGTAGTGCATGAAGGTCCTGCTCAGTCACCTCCACCAGATTGTGTAGGAGGCAAACAATTCTACATACATTCTTTCCAAGATGATTACAACAGAGTGATCTCTGGCACTAGAATCTTTGAGTTAGTTAATTATGATTGGAGATTCCCATATCATATAGTGCATCTCAATGTGCATAGTGGTGCATTAATCATACCTCGTGGCACATTTCATAGGTCACAGTCGGGAGAGAAAGGTAGCATTGTAATCAATCAGGCAAAGAGATACGAAGGGTTTGATGCTAGTGCAGAATTTTATCCTGTATCTTGTGCAGAGAATATGCAACTATATAATATATTAAAGACAGAAAAACCTGTCCTCCATACATTAGGTGAATGAAAACTGTAGAATCATACGAGCAACTAATTCAACGCTTTACTAAGCGTACAATGCAACTCCGATCCAGACAAGATGAATTAAAAGGATGGTATGAAGAGTATGTTAAGAATGAGACTGATCTCAAAAGACTAGAGGGATCAATGCAAGCAATTCAATACGTTGCCTACGGTAAAATGCCAGGCGACGGTAATCACGACAAATTCAAGGATCACAAACCCCATGGTAGTTAAAGTAGACAAGAGTCAAGAGTTTGTAGATAGTGGACAGAAACTTATCTCAGAGTATCCTCCACTAAAAGAAAAACCTGTCACCATCTACTCAGATGGAGGACAGGAGTCTGAAAGAGCATGCCAACTAGTAGCCGCACTTGGTGGTAAGCATAAAGAATATAAATTAGACGATGACTTTACTAAGCAGCAATTCCAAATGGAATTCGGTGGTGATGCATCCTATCCACAGATAACATTGGAAGGTGTGCACCTTGGATCATTAAAGGAAGCACTGCACTTTCTACAAGAGCATGGTTACCTAAACCGAAATTGACTTCTCGTTCACCGATACCCCGAAAAAAAATTCGGGGTATTTTTTTGTCTGTAGGGTCGCGATAAGTAAAAATACCTAGTAACCCCCTCCATAACCAGATCCGCTACTTCCACTACTACCGCTACTAGAGCTACCACTGCTAGACGAAGAAGAAGAGCTGCTACTACTAGATGTGTTACTGCTACTACTACTTGAGCTAGATGAGGACTCGGTGCCTGTGCTGTCTGTGTTGCTACTTGTGCTTGAGAAGGATCCACTTGAATCATAAGGTGATAATGTTGCAGCAACACCATTTTGACCACTAATGGTAGATGTGCCAGTGCTAGGATTATAGACTCTGGACGTAAGTTGCTGTTGTGCCAAGAATGTGATACTTGGTGTTTTTCCGATTTCGGTCGTATATTCCTTTTTCGTTGGTTTGAAGATTTCTGTGACTGTGCGGTAAGTCTTCTTAGTATCCTTACCAAAGACATCTACTTCTAATTCGTCATTTGGAAGATATGAGACTAAACTGAAGAATTCCTCTACAAAGTCATCTAGGTATTCTGGACGTAAAATGTATATTTGACGTTTTCGCTCATTTTCCTTAGTTTCGTGTTGATAGTAGGAAACAGGTCTTACGAGATTTTCCTTTTCTACCGTTACACCGTCAGGAAAGGAATATTCAAAGTTTTCGGGCACTTCAAGTCCTTCCTCTAGATGGACTCTTCCATTTCTCTTGACTTCTTGTGTTACCCAATGCCTAGTCATACCAATATCACTAGGATTCGTCATATTGTATTTTCTCATCACATAGTTAGTCAACTCATATTCATCCATTGGCCAATCATGGTATAAATTGGTTATTTCGTTACATAGCAAAATAACCCAATCATACTTGGTATCGCCATAAAACTTCTGAGCAAGTTGATCTGGTCTTTCAGAGTTTTGAATGTAATACTTCTCAAAACCCAAAATAATGTCATCTAACTCATCTCTAATTTTTACTCTTCTAAAGATATTCTTTGCATTAACAAATGGAGACCCGCTATCTTGACGATAACCTGTCTGTCTTACGTTAATATTAGGTAGATATGAGAAATAAGTAGACATTATTTTTGTGTTTTAACTTCTTCGTAACCTTCTTGCCAGTCTGCCCAATCAAATTCACCATCCTCAGTATACTGATAATCTGGATCGTAGAAGTTTTTCACCAGAAGTGCAGTTTCACTGAATGTAAGTGATAAGTTATAGCTCACAGGACCAAAATCATAGTCACTGTAGTTATTTGATTGTCCAAAGAATGATTTAAGAGAGGCATAGTTGCCATCAGGTGAATAATCAATACCCATGTCTGTCAACACGAGTTTTGTTGGGAATTTGTATAAATCTTGCAATACACCACCATGTCTGTCAGGTGTTCGTATTTTTTCAGTTGTGCCATCATCAGTATATCTGATTATACTAATTTTGAAGTAATCAGGTATAGTCAACCACATTTTTTTACTTGAGCCAGGCAACATAGCAACACGAAGTGTCTTTATGATGGTAGATATCATTTCTACGTCTGATGCACTCTTTGGCACCAATTTAAAGTTAAAATTATGTTTCCTGTAATTCATACCCTCAAAAGTAGTCTCTTCGTAGGGGTTAAAGACTCTTTTTTGAGTTATAGCAGAAAGACTGTTAGCAGAAAGACTTGACTGTGCTCCTGTTGCACCAACTATTGCATTTATCGCTTGAGCTCCCATTTTGAATCCCAACTGTGATTTTGCAGCGGTAGCACCAGCTTTTACTTTGTCTTCAAATCCTTCACCAATTCCATCAGCAGCAATGCCTAATGCAGCGTTACCTGTCTGACCCATCTTGTGATTAGTGTAGTTAGCACTAATTTGCTCAGAAAGTTTGGGTGGAAGGTATAAATAAATTGAGGATCCTACTGTCGCGGTTGTTTCTCCTCCTATATTATTATAGGGGTTACCACTCTGACTGTCGAATATATCCAATTTTAGGTAATCGACAACCTCAGTAGGGTATGCGTCATGATGAGACACATCGCCTCTACTCTCAGAGCGACTTGCACCGTAAGGTTTTGATCTTGGAAATACTAGTAGTCTATTTGACATGAGTTACTCGGGTAGGTACAGACCATCACATCCGAAAAAATATAAAGGTGATCCTACAAATATTATTTATAGGAGTTTGTGGGAAAGAAAGTTTATGGTGTGGTGTGATAAGAATGAAAATGTCCTACAGTGGGGTAGTGAAGAGATTGTTATACCCTATATTTCACCTGTTGATCGTCGTGTGCACCGATATTTCCCTGATTTTTATGTAAAAGCGAAGACTAGAGACGAGCGTATTAAGAAATATATCGTCGAAGTCAAACCAGAAAAACAGTGCATGGCACCAAAACGACCAAAAAGGCAAACAAAAAATTATATAACTGAAGTAAAGACTTTCGGTGTCAACCAAGCAAAATGGAAAGCAGCGGTTGAATACTGTAAAGATAGAAATATGGAATTTATGATATTAACCGAAAAACACCTAAAAGTATGAGTTTATTTAAGGATGTCAAAGACTCGGCAAGAGGATCGTCCAAATCAAAGGATTGGTATCGATCACAGGTTAGAAGTGGTTTGGAGCCTCTAGGACGTCCACCATCTGAAGGTGATATACTATTCTATGACTATGTAGCACAAACAGACGTAGATTGGTATGATATGCACCCTTTGACACTGGTTACTGACGTAGATATGATGTTTGGACAGTTTAGTGGTGGTAATATACACTATTTACGTCCATCTGCTAGACAAGGCATAGGAAAAGCATGGGCAGGAGGTGCACAAACGTATCCTGCCCGCTGCTACCATAAATACTTTATGTCGGCAGCATCGAATATATACTTAGTACCTAAGGAATCCTTTACAGATTATGTGCCACTGCCATTAGAGCAGTTTCTGTTTACACGAGCAGGAGTCAAAGTTGAAGTCCCAAGCAGCTTTATATGGAGTAAGGTATGAGTTACTACGAACCCAATTCATTTAATAACTTTAGAGAGCAGATCAATACAGGTAACAAGGAGCCTGCAAGGTCTAATCTTTTTCAAGTAGTAGTGCAACCCCCGCCAGTGATGACAAGCATTGGTGGTCTTTTTCATGCGAAAGAGGCAAATGGACTACAGTTTGAAGATGAGGTTGAGCAGCAGAATAAGATAATGACAAGATATCGTGAGCATGCTGATATGATGAATTACTTTGCTGATACAGTGTCTATACCTGGTAGACGAATAACTGTTGGCACAGTAAGGGACGTAGGTGCTATGAGACGGTTTGCTACAGATACAACCTTTAGTGAAGTGCAAGTATCATTCTTGCTACCTAAGGACATGTATCATAGAGAGTATTTTGAGAGGTGGATGAATTTTACTGCATCTGACTCTGAGAATAGAGTAGGTATGTATGATCAATATACAACTACAATGCGTCTAATCAAATGGGAATTAGCGTCTAACTACGTTGGATCTCAGACTAGAAAAGTATTAGGAGACGAGAAGACATTATTGCGTAGATTTAATGGTGTATCTGCATGTTGGACACTGTATGGGGCATTCCCATTTGACATGTCTGCAATCACGCTAAATAATGGACCTACAGATCTAATCAAATTAGATATCTCTTTCTATTACGAAAGATACCGTATGGATACACCGAATAATGCTAAGATGTTTAAAGGTGCACTCAAAGATGTCACTATTCCAGTTGACAACGATGATGTGCTATCATCACTTAGTATAGATTCCAGTCTTGACAATTTTGTCGGAATTGGTCTCTAAATATAATTAGATTGAGTATATTATGCCATTACCTAAACTTGCGTTACCTGAGCATGACCTTAAAATCCCTCTTACAGGTAAGAAATTATCTTACCGACCATTCCTCGTCAAGGAGGAGAAACTCCTATACCTTGCGATGGAATCGAAGAATGAGAAGGAGATGGTTAAGGCGGTCAAAACAATTATCAAAAACTGCACTTCACTCTCTGATAAAGACGTTGAGAAACTTGCGACATTTGAAATTGAATACGTTTTCCTCAAGATCCGCTCGAAAGCGGTCGGTGAGGTCAGCGAATTTAAGGTAACCTGCCCTGACGATGAAGTCACACAAGTAGATGTTAAAGTCCCACTAGACAAAGTGGAGCTTCAAGTGCCTGAGGATCATGACCCTAAGATCATGTTTACTGATGATGTTGGAGTCCTTATGAAGTATCCTTCACTTGACATTTTCGTCCAACAAAATATGACAGAAGGAGAGCAAACCATTGATGATGTTTTTCAATTAGCAGCAGGATGTATTGCTCAAGCTTTCGATGGTGATGAAGTTTATGATAGTTTCACCAAGAAAGAAGCAGTGGATTTTCTAGAAAGTCTGAATTCAGACCAATTCGCTAAGATCCAGACATTCTTTGAGACTATTCCAAAACTTTCATATACTATGACTGTGCGAAACCCTAAAACCAAAAAAGATAATGATATAACATTTGAGGGTTTAGCAGCTTTTTTCGCATAGCCCTGTTGCATGACAGTCTTGAAAACTTATACAAGACTAATTTTGCGTTGATGCAACATCACAAATATTCTTTGACCGAGTTGGAGAATATGATCCCATGGGAGCGTGATGTTTATGTTAATTTGTTACTCGCCTTCCTCCAAGAAGAGGAAAGACGCCGTGCAGCAGAGAATAACAGGAATCGAGTTAATCTCTAATGTCAGCAATTCGCTCATTTGTAAGAGTTAAAGCGTTTAAGTCCACGACCGATGTGGGTCGCAACATGAATGGACTTAGATTGAGCCTGAACAGACTTGGTAGATCAACTACTAGTATAGGTAAATCATTTGAGTCATCATTAACACTACTCGAGTTTCAGAAAAGTTTTATACAAGAGACGTCGCAGAAAGATAGGGTATATGAGCAAGCAAAAGATAGAGAAAAGAAACTTCTTGCATCTCGTTTAAAGGTACAAGAGAGAAGAGCTGCATTTCGTAAGAGACGTGAGGATTCTGCAAAATTAGCAAACCAACTTGCTAAAGAAAAGAAAGAAGCACAAAAGAAAGAAGCTAAAGAAATACTAACACCTTTCAAGAAAATGCTTGCAAGGATTGGTGGTTTCTTCGGCACGTTATTTGGTGCGTTTGCATTGTTTGGTGGTCTTACATGGATGCAAAAGAATGGAGAGGCAATAAAAACAGTATTTAAGGTAGTAGCATCACTGGTAAAATTTACATATAAAATTGCTAGTTTCGGTATAGGTCAGCTCTTCAATGGCATGGTCAGAATGTTTGGGACTGGAGTACCTGGCGAAAATAAGATACAGAGAGTATTCAGATTCTTTACAGGTGGTTTGCAATTCTTAGTTGGTCTTGCAGCTCTCAAGGGTGCACAATATATTCTTATGCCATGGAAACTATTTGGTGATGTTAACAAACTACGAGATATTTTTTCAAACGCTAAGACAGCTGAGGAGGGTGCAAATCAGGCAACTCAAAGAGTAAAGAGTGGATATTATGATAAGAAGACTGGTCGTTACTATACAAAGCAAGAATATAACACAATGCGTAAAGCTGCTAGGAAGAAACCTGGCGGTATAAAATCATTTGAGAATAGAGTCAAACCAACCACAAAGATTAGTGGCATGAGAATGGGTGCTACCAGACGTATGAGTAATGCATTCAAAGGAATAAAAGGAAGGATACCTGGTGGCGGTGCTACTATGTTGGCAGGTGCTACATCTGTAGTTGGTGGTTTATCAAGAGCATTTGCAGGGGATCAAGAAGGAGAAGCAGCAGGTACAGCAGTAGGAGCAGGTGTAGGTAAAGCAATCGGTGGTGTAGCGGGAGCAGCAGCAGGTGGTGCATTGTTACCATTCTTAGGACCTTTCGGACCTATGATAGGTGCTGCTATTGGTGATTTTTTAGGTGGATTTATTGGTAGTAAGATAGGACCTATTGTCCAACCTATCTTTGAGCCTATGGCACGAGCATTTGGCATGATGAAGGAGATATTCCTAGCACCACTCATGCCAGTGATTGAGCCAATGAAGGAGTTACTTGGCACATTCTTTAAGGCATTGGGTAATATTGTTAGCACTATCATGAAGGCAATTACTCCTATCATGAAGTTTGTGGGTCTAGTATTGGGTGGTGCTATGAAGACAATCTTTAGAGTATTGTCATTCACCTTTAATTTAATTAAGAATATTGTCGCATTCACCTTAAATCCTATAGGATTTGCATGGGATGTTATAAGACGTAAGGATCCTGGCAGAGACGTAGATATAAATCAGGTAGCAAATGCAAAAGGATCAGAGAAACAACCAGATCTTGAGCAGTTTGACAAGGGTGGAAAATATTTTGGAAAATTCTTCAATGCTGAGGTTATCACAGGAAATGCAGATAACAAACAGTTGATAAAACCAAAGGTTATAATACAGAAACCAAACGTAGCAGAACCAGAAGAGTTTGCTGCAGGTGGAATATTTAGATTTGCTCTTAGAAAGTCATTAGTTTTCTTTGCAACAGGTATGATAGCTGTCCTTAAAAAAGCAGTAGCAAAACTAGAAAGAAATGATGTGCCAACAGAAGAGAAAGATTTAGGTGGTGATGTAAAAGTCCCATATGACTTTGTAAAATCAAAGTTAGGTGTAGATTCAAGTGTATGGGATACTTATAGAAATACACTAGCTGGCATTGAATCTAGTGATAACTATCTTGCAATAGGTGGCAGTGAAGGAAAATATGATGGTAGATATCAAATGGGTGCCATGGCAAAGACTGATGGTGCAAGAATGTTTGGTATCCAAGATCCTGGTCATAGTCTTCCAATGAGAATAATATTCAGAAGGAATAAGGAATTGCAGGAGAATCTACTTGCAGGATATACTGCTGCAAATATGTCATACTTAGCTCCATCCAAAGAGTTTATGGAAAGATCTAAGTTAGATCAGATGGCAATCTTGGGTTATGCACACAACACAGGGTGGAATGCTGCATTGAAATGGTTACAGTCAGGTGAGGTATCTGAAGACGGATTTGGCACAAAGAGCACTAAATTCTATGAAGCATTAAAGAAAGCATTTGCAGATCAAATTGAGTTACCAGAATCTAGTGCTAAACCAACATCTATCCCCGATCCTGCAGCGAAAGGGTCAAAAGAGGAGTCAGATTCAGAGGTAGAGACGAAAGAAGCTGCGAAACCACAAGCAAAAAAAGGAAATTTACTTAACACCTTAGCATCAATGGCAAAGAATGTGCTTCAAGAGGGTATTGATCTGATTCAACCTCATCTTACACCTCCTCCAACAGCAGGTAATAGCACAGATTACAGTGATAAAATAAAAACAAGTGCACAACAACAAAAAGATTTAGAAAGTGGTGTTGCCATGGCAGGTAACATAGTCCCAGTCTCTGTCCCAGTCCCAATAAATAGTGGAGGACAAGGTGGTGGACAAAATCCTGTACAAATCTTTACTCCTTTACATCCAGCTATTCATAAGTAATGGATAAACCTAAGACCACTATTAAAAAACCTGCCCTTTATAAGATGGTATCTTTCAAGGGAGTGGATAAGAGTGCGAGTAAAGAAACCAAGGATATGAATGAGGGATTGAAGGTAAATCTAAGTGCCGTCAATAGTCTTGGTGCCACTGTAAACTCTCTTTCAATAGTTGCTAATAAGATGGCAGGCACTATGAAAGAGATAGTAGATTTCCAGATATCAGAAAGAGGTATAACTGAGAGATATAGAAAAAGAAAAGATGAAGACGAAAAACGTGAAAGAAATAGAGAGGTAGTAACAAAGAAGAAAGTAGAGCAAAGAGAAAAGAGAGACGAAGCTGCAGATGTAAAGAAAACATCTAATAGATTTGTTGAGAGACTTGGTGCAGTAACTAAAGCAATGTTTGGAGGATTCTTTCAGACATTCGCTAAGATTGCTGAGTGGTTATTCTCAGGTATAGTTAAGTTTGCAATATTTGACTTCTTAATGAAGAATCCAGAAAAAGTCAAACGACTGGCAATGGGTCTATATCAAATAGGTAAGTGGGCATTTGGTGTAATTAGTTTCCTTGGAGGATCTGCAGCAAGTGGTCTTATAAAGTTTTTAGAGAATCCATTGAGTCTAAAAGGATTCTTCGGGGTGATGCAATTTGCTTTATCATTAGCACCTTTGTTTGCAGGGTTTGCTATACTCTCAAATCCATTAGCAGCACTCAAAGGTATTAAGGCAGTAGTAGGCATGCTATTTGGCATGGTGAAAAACCTAATGAAAGCGGGTAAAATAGGTGGTAGACTTAAGAAATTTGCAGGGACAACTCTAGGTGGTAATCTGTTGCGTGGTAGTGCTTTTGGTGGTGCAGCGTATGCAACGGCTCGTCTAGCAGGCATGGATCAGGCAGAGGCAATAGGTACTGGTATTGGAGCAGGAGCAGGATCACAGATAGGTGGTGCTATTGGAGCAGCAACTGGAATACCTGGCGGAGCAATGTTAGGTCAAGCAGCAGGTGCATTTGTTGGTGGAGCAGCAGGTGGAGGTATTGCTAAAGCAATGGAGCCTATTATTACACCATTCAAGCAATTCTTCGCACAAGTTGGTGAAGTATTCTCAGCAATCTTTACACCTATACAAGAGGCAGCAGGAGATTTCTTTAAGGCACTTGGTGGTGCATTTAGTGCGGTATTAGATTTTATTGAGCCAGCAATGCCGACTATCAAGAAAGTTGGTGCATTCTTTGGCACAGTAGCATTTGCACCTTTGATTGGATTGATGAAAGCATTGACTTTTGTATTAGGTTTCTTTGCAGGTGGATCTGATAAAGATAAGGCTCCGAAAAAGGAAGTAGCTAAGAAACAAGCAAAAGAGGTAAAGACTACTACTAAGAAACAAGTATCGGGTCGATTCGACATGGATACTGGTAAGGCATATATTAACGATAAAGAAGTCTCTACAGATGAATATGTTGCTTACTACAACATGAGTCGAGCTGAGAAACTTGCTAATTATGGTGTTGAGCCAAAGGCAGAGGGTGGTATTATAGTTGTCCCAGAAATGGCAAAAGGTGGAGAAGCTGCAGATTTAGGAGAAGCATCTCAGGATAGTGATGTTAATGGTGCACTAGGTAATGTTTTAGGATATATGAAGAAGATGGTCGGACTCCTAAAGGAAGGAGACGGCGGTGGTGGATGGTTAAACCCTAATAACTGGTTTGCAGGTGGTGGTAAATTAGGTGGATGGATCAATGGTCCTCAGTCTGGTTATCCTGTAAGTTTAAATGGTGGTAAATCTACATCATTTATTGGTCACGGTTTGGAGTGGGTTGGATATCCTAAGAAAGCAACTGGTGGATCAGCATTTATCGTCCCATTCAATACACCTAAAACAAAATCAAATGCAGGTCTAACTGGTCAAAGAATGAAAGAAGCAGCGAGTAAAGGTTATGCTTTACCTTTCGCTGCAGGTGGTGAATATAATTCATATCAAGAGTTGATTGCAGCAGGTGGAAGTGTAGACGATGTTGCTGCGGGTGATTTTAGAGCTGTTGAAATTTATGGACCTTGGGAATATTATAGGACAGGTTTCTTAGGATTAAAGAAAGGAAAGAGAAGACA